TATCGCCTGAAGATAGTGAATCTATTTCAGCTATTTTTGGTGTGGTTAAAGTTTTATTTGTAAAAGTTTGTGTCGCTGCTATACCTGCAACTGTATCTGTAGTAGCTGGTAAAGTTAATGTAATATTACCAGAAAAAGCTGAGTGAGCAGGTGCTTGTAGTCTAGCATAGTGAGCATTTGATGATTCACAATAAAAGTCAACATAGGATTGAGAACCAGAGTTTTTAATTGATATAGATCCTGATTGTATATCAATACCATTAGACCCATCGATTCTAACAACTCCAGAACCATTTGGTGTTAAAGCAATATTACCATTTGATGTAGATACTAAAGCATTACCGTTAACATCTAAATCACCACCTAGTTGAGGTGTACTATCTTCTACAACATTTGATATTTCAGAACCTGAAACAATACCTGCTGTTAGTGTAGATCTTGTAATTTTTTTAAGTCCACCACCTGAAGTATCAACTGCTAATAATACATCATCATTAGCAACTGTAGATATTTCTGATAATGAACCTACTGCTATTGAATTAAAGTTTGTGCCATCTGCAACTAATAGATTACCTGCAGTATTTGTGCCCATAGTAATATCATCACCCGATACTGTAAGATCTCCAGTGATAGTTAAATTTTGTGATACTGTTACGTTACCATTAGAAGCAATAGCTATTGCATCCGTATCAGATGTGTGACCTATATTAGTTCCATTAATAATTATGTTATCAACTGTTAAAGTTGTAAGTGTGCCAACTGATGTAAGGTTTGGCATTGCTGTGATTTCATCATCAAAATATGCGGCTAAATCTGTAACCGCAACTTGAACCATTGTGCCATTATCGTTTAATACAACTCTGTCTGCATCAGCGACTGTAGTAGATGTAGCTGAAGTTCCACCATCAACTATGTTTAATTCTGCTGCTGTTGCATCAAGAGCTGCAAGTTTAGTTAAGTCTGCTTGTACTAATCCAGAAACTCCATCTAATAAATTTAATTCCGCTGCAGTAGAAGTAACTGCTGTGCTTCCTAAAGTTAAACCACCATCTGGTATAACCACACTACTTCCAGATAAAGCTGTAAATGTATTCGCTGTAAATCTAAAATCGTCTGCACCAGCAATTGCAATATCAATTTGATCGTCTGTGTCCGCTGTGATAGTTGTGTCTGCATCAGCGTCAAGAGTTAAAGCTCCACCGTCTAAATCTGTTGCTCCACTAAAATTAGTATCAACTATATTAGTTCCATCAGAAAAAAGTAGTTTTGTACTTTTATCAGAGGAGCCAAAAGTTACACCAGTCCCTGATGCAGTTTTAAATTGAACAGTAAAAGCACCTGATGTTCCATTTACTACAATATAAACTTTTTCAATTGAATCTGGAACGGTTACAACTTGATTACCTGTAATAGTTCCTGTTAATTTTATAACTGCATGTCTTGCAACAGATGTTGACTCAGTTGTGTCACCATCTGTAATTGATAAAGTTGTTGTTTGTGCACCGCCAGCAATAGATTTTTCTACATAACCAGCGATTGCTTTTTCTACAATTTGTAAGTTGGTATTAGTTTTTGTCCCCCATGTACCGGCATTTTCGCCGGTTGCCATTAGTTCTATACCTAGATCTGAAAATGTTGATGCCATAATTTAATCCTTAAGGTGTCGGTGAGTTGACTGGTATTCTAACTGTTCCATCAGTATAGTCATCTCTTCGTCTTCTACCTATTTGCTCTCCTCCAAATTTTTGTACTTCTTGTTGATATTTCTGTTCATACAAAGCTAACATATCTGCTGGCCCTTTTAAAAAACCATAGGTTTCTGCTAAACAACAATATAGCAGACCGTTTGGAAAATTCATACTAATATAATTAGTGTCATCATTTTCTAATAACGCTGGCGCTGCATTGTAGTGTATTTTGTATGCAAATGTTGCGCTTGGTGTTGGTGATACAATAATAGATCCAGAGTTTGATGAGCTTTCTCCAGTTGCTCCTGTATCTAAAATTGCATAATATTTTGGTGTACCAGTAGATGTAGTTGCTGAAATATATTCTTCTAAAAATGTTATATCTCTTTTTTCTAAATAAGTATTAGCACCAGTAAAAGTAGATCCAGTTGCAGTATAAACCTGTACTGCTCTAATAAACACAGCTCCCGCTGGCACAGTTACAGTGCCTGTTCCAGATGTAAAATTACCTGTAGATGTTTTTCTATCAGCATCAATCGGAACATCTCTAAAAATTCTATATTGCGCATTTAATATTATATTTTCTAAAACACTATCTGACAGCACTGTTGAGCTAACTTCTGTGTAGCTTCTTATCTGTGTTTTTAATCCTGATGCACTTAATCCTGCCATTATGCTGATAGACTAACTGGTCCTGCAGACACAGTTGGTCCTCCTCCTTTTTCTGTTACACTTGGAGTTGCCCCCAAACTAAAAGTGTATTTATCTGTTGTTGTAACTGTTATACTAAATCCTGAAGAGTTTTCATAGGTAGAAAAAGAAACTCCACCTGGGCTACCCTGAACATTTCTAAATCTCACAGTATCACCTGACGTTCTTCCATGATTTATTTCTGTAACTGTAACTGTTTGTGAACTTGCAGTAATCGAAAAAGGATTACTACCTAACATGGCTGCAACCTCGTTTTCAGTTCTATCTGGTCTAACATCTCTTAACCCCTGTGCATCTCCAGATCTAGATCTTAACTCTAACTGCGGATGCTTTTCTTCATATTCTGATTTATGAACAAAATGACCGTTCCATTCTTTTACCATTTCTTCATACGGAAACGCCATGCCTGATCTATCAGATATTGCTTTTGATTTTTTTCCTCTTGCAAATGCCATTATGCTCCTGGGTAATAAGTTTTAGGTGTTATTATTGTGCTAGATGAAGATCCATCTTCAGCTAAAGCTCTAGCTAACTCATCTTCATAATATAGTTTCATGGCTTGTATTCTATCTGGTGCATATTTTTGCGCTAAATAGAAAGCTAAACCAGAAACCATACATGGTACAAATCTGTAGGGTACATCTGTTGCATCAGTATAAGTCGAGTCCGCATCTTGTATTCTTTTTACAAAAAAGATGTGCATGTCTTTTGATGCAGCTGTAGAGTCTGGTGCGGGATATACTGTGACAGTTGTTTTATCTATAAATCGTTGAACAAAGTATTGAGAGGGAGTTCCTTTAGATAATTTTCCTGATAAACTAGAATATGTAGATCTATCAATCTTTGTCATCGCTGAGTCTGATTGAGTAGTTTGAGTTCTATTCTGTCTAAAAGTTGCCTCCAATACATCCGCAACACCATAAGTGTTTGACCCACTTGTACCACCGACGGTCACTGAAGATGTGCCATCATCGGTAGATCTAAAAAAAGTGTATTCTACTTGGCCTTCAATAAGATCAATATTTGTGTCTCCTACTTCCCAATAGTGTAAACCTCTATTGCCCCATTCTTGAAAAAGAATGTTAAGAGATCTTCTTGCTGATCTTAATTGATATCCAGAAGTTACTTGTGAACCAATACGTTCGTATGCCTCTGCAATAATATCATCAACTGCAAAGCCTTTGTCAAAAGTAACTGTGCCGGAAGTTGTGTTGGCCATTCGTTACTCCTAATAAATTTTTTGAAATTCTGCTATAACCGTATACATGTTACCAGAATCAGCCGTGCTTGGTACAACAAAATTAACATCGCTCTCGTTACTATTACTAGATTTATCTGCTGGTATTCCACCAAATTCTCTAAAGTCCCAATATCCTGCGCCTGTTAATCCGATGATAGGTATATCTCCATCAGAGTCTTCTTCATCTAATCTTGCGAAAGCGTCTCCGCCATCACCACCTTGACATGAATACCAAACTCTAAGTAGTCCTAGATGAGCCACTGCAGTTCCATCTTCTCTAGCGTCTAACGCGGAGACATCTCCAAAAACTGTGGTGCTACCTGTTCCGTCTGATTGGTTTACTATTTTAATAACAACTCTCTTATCGTTTTGTTGTAAGATAGTTGGTCCTGTTACTGTATCTGCCATGTTTCCCTCCTTAATTAAGAAACTGTGAGGGCCGAAGCCCTCACATTAAGTATTATTATTGATCTGCAAATGCAGGTACATCTGCGCCTTCTGCGTAACCCCAAATATAATAATTAGTGCTATCTTTAGCCACAATGTTTATTTCAAACAGACCACTGTCTGTAAGAGTTAATTTTGAGTTAGAGTCTCCATCAGAGTAAACAGATACGTTATCTGCGTTAGAATCTAAGTGTACAATACCACCTAAGAAAAAATTACTGTTTCCTGGTGTTACGATAATTAGATTTTCTGTTTCCTCTGCAGCGCCTGCGTAGAAAAACTTGTAAGTCTGTCCAGCAACTGGGGAAGGTAGAGTAATAGTTCTATTGCCTCCTATTGCAGGAACAGCAAGTGCTCTTCCACTGTGTGTTGCAGCGTCAAGAGTTTTGTCTTCATCTCCTAATGCTACAGGTGCATCACCCATAGTTATGATTTCAGTAATAGCTCCAGTAGTGGCATTTTTACTGACAGTTTTAACTGTGCTTTCAGATCTTATTGGACCTGAAAAAGTTGTGTTTGCCATAATTAAATCCTCCTATTTTATAAACATAGTCTCTAGGCCGTCGACTATACGCGTCTATGTTTTAATTAATTGTATAGTGTGATTTTTATACAACAGTTTTTAGTGGAGCGCAAGAGAGCCTGTAATGCGGATTGTTTTTCCAACGATGTAGCTTTTTATTAAGTTGCTACTGAAACTTGTGGAGCTGCTTCCTCAATTTTATTTTGCAGATGCTCTTTTTGTGCCTCTGCCATTTTAATATCGGTAAGAACTTCTTTGACTTGTCTGTCAATCTTAACCATATTAAGGGTATATCTACCCTCCTTGAGATGTTCCTGCTCCCATTTGAGATCCAGACCTCTTTTCTTCTGATAAAGGTCTTGTAGATGTTGCATCATCTCCTCCATTTATAACCTCCTCATAGGTTATTCTGTTTACCTTGGGATCCATCATTTCTCCAAGATACTCCCACTTTATATCTTTTTTTCCTAGTTTGTCAACTATGGCATTTTCGATATCTAAAGGGCCGTCTAAAGAAGTTATGATAAAATCTGCATGATATTTGTATGCAGAAATCTTAACTCTGAATTGTTTGGGGTGCATTTTTTCTTTCTATTGTTTGATTAAGGCGGGATTGTGTCCCGCCTTAAATTATTTAGATTACGCTCCTGGTGATCCGAAGATACCTCTAGGGTCTGAGAATCCAAAAGAATATCTCTCTCTAGCTTTGTATCTTACGTTTCCAGTTTCAAAGTCACCTTCCATTGCAGTTTTGATTGGTGCTCTAACAAACATTTTTAGTCCATTAGGAACATCAGTCTTAATGAAAAACGCATCTGTGTCAGTTAGGTAGTGGTTCACAGTGTATCCCTGTGGAATCATACCCATGCTGCCAACTGCGTTGATATCATTATCTGCAGTAGCTGTTCTACCTTGAGACTTCATAAGTCTTTCAGCAGTAAATTGCAGAGCAGAAGGAATAATTAATTTTACTCCTTTAGCTGCAATTTTTAGACCTCTTTCGTCTACTAACGCTGCTATGTCAATTAACGACTGCTCTAACGAAGTTTCGTTTAAGTCAGCTGCAGTTGACAATTCATTTCTGAATGTTCCAGCAACGATTGGGTGGTCAGTAGCACAAAGCTCCTTACCGTCACCACCTGTGAAAGACGAACTAAATGCATTGTTTAATACATTAGCTGCTTTAACTTGTTTCGCATTTGCCATAGATCTAGCTAACGCTTTTGTATATCTAGACGCAAGTCTGTCATACAAATTATCTTCGATAGCTTCCTCTGTGATTGCGAACGCTAAAGCAAGTGTCTCGTGAGTGTATCTAGCAGTGAAAGTTTCTTGTGCTGTATCAAAGTTTACACTTGATCCTTCAGGTTTTACTGAAGCATTAGCGAAACCAGATAACATCACTTCTTCTTCAAAAGCTCTGTCAGAATTTTCGATGTCGTAAATCTGAGTGTGCTCATCTGCATAGTTTTGGTATTCCAGGCCGAATAAAGCATTCAAACCTGGCTCTAGTTCTTTAACTAGTTGTGATCGTGATATAGCCATAATTTATTACTCCTATTCTATTATACGCCTGTTGTTAATTTAAATACATGCTCACCTGTGTTGAATACAACGTATGCATTCGCATTTGCTGAACTTGTATCACTATTATCTGGATCTTTTGATATACCGATTTGTTTGAAACCACCAGATGTTCCAGAAGTAGACGTGTCAATTTCTGAAGTTGATTGTCCAGAAAGAGTGCTTCCACTCGTTCCAACAAAGTCAAATGCAGAGTTGTTCATCGCCGCTGTTCCTGTGCCATCATGTTGTGCTTCGTACACGATATAAGGATCCAC